CCACCACATCCACCACCACCCACACCCCCACGCCTACGCCTACGCCCACCAACCGTCGCCATGCCCACCTTGAACCGAGGTGTCGGACGCTCTCCATGGAAGTACGGTCCCCGACGAGTCAGGACAACTGCCTTTGCGAATGTTGACCTGCAAGTACCGTTAACGTACACAGACTCTTATAAACTCGATCGGGACAGTCATCGTCGAAGAGCCAGGAATCAGCCCCATGATATACTTGGTCCACTCTTCGAGCATAATCACCCTGTTTTGACTGATGGTTCCTTCCAGTCTTTTATCGCCGCTTTCAATAAACGATGCAATTACCATAGTTCAGCACGCTGTCACAAGGATTTGGTTAAAGGTTCGCGATCCCTTATGTTGCAGACCTTGCCTCGACAACTACCACCCATTGAGTGGACACGCGAGCTGTTCGAAGAATGGAATGCAGAGTTTAAGCCCGATAAGCAACGACGGATGGTTGCTGCCCTCGAAAAGATGTGTCTTTATAGTCATAATGAATATGGAATGAAAGAAATATTTGAGAAGTCGGAGTTGTTAATGAAGCGCCACGACCCGGAATGGGCCGGACGCATTGTTAACGCTTCCTCAGATATTCATAATTGCATGTCAGGACCGATTATAAAGCAATGTCTCAAGAGGCTTACATCCGCCTTTGCTCAATCAAAAGAAACTGGAAAGAACAAAATGGACTTCACAATTTGTTACGGGGAAGACCCTAACAATTTCGTTCGCCTGGTGGATGGCGAAGGTCCATTCATAGAAGCAGATTTTTCTTCCAATGACAAGTTACAGGTCGCCGATGTTGTTCAACTTGAGGCCATGTGGTCTGCACGCCTGGGAGCCCCGCCTTGGATGGTGGGGTGCCTTTTACGTGCAAATCATTATGGCGTCATGAACCGCAAGTTCGGCGTTAAGTCTCGGATAGCAAACCAGCTACCCTCTGGCTCAACGTCGACGACTTTTCGGAATTCGATCTGGAACTCCACCATCTTCTATACCTTCGGAAAAAGGTACGGTATCCATGCTGACACCCTCATTTTGGGCGACGATATGTTGTCCAGGATGAGGAACGGCCGGATACCGAATCGCGCGGCTAGGGCCTACGAATACATCGCGAAATTAGCTTGCATGAAAGCTAAGGTTAAAGTTCACAGCCACCTTGTTGATTGCGAGTTTTTGTCGCGTAGGTTCGTCCCTAGTTCATATGGGCATCGACTGATGCCTAAACTTGGTAAAGCCTTCGGTAGGTTCAACGCTAGGTCAAACATAAACTCTGTTGGAGACGACGAGTATATGGCTGGCAAAGCTTTGTCCTACGCATACGAGTTTAGGTATTTTCCGCCCATATGCCGCCTATTTATCGAACGTTTTCTGGGATGCGATATTGACATCACTAAGGTTCGTCGCGACTTGTTGAGCTACAATTTTCGCTTGGCAGTTGGTTCGAGTCCGCTTGAGCTTGCTGTTAAGTCCTTGTTCAACATTTCCGAGCCTATAAGTGATGATGATTTCGCTGCATACTCAGATCACATTTACGGTAAATGGAGATCCGAAGTGTTAGAAGATTTGGAAGATCTCTTGTTTGGTGACAAAGACCTCGACTACGACCGCTGCTATCCTTATCTTGCAGCCGATATCTATTAGCTGGGCATGCCTCAGCGACTTAGTGTCAACTCTTTCCGCTTAGCGAAGAGCAACCCGTGAGCTCGGGATCTTATACCTGAATACTCC